GTCCAGCGGGCAGTTGAGATTTTGCGGGGGAAGGGGGATGCTGGGCATGCGGATCGTCATTGATGCCGGCCACGGGCCGCAGACGCCCGGCAAGCGCAGCCCGGACGGATCGCTCCGGGAATATCATTTCAATGCACCAACGGCGCGATATGTGGCGGACGAGCTCCTGCATGGATATGAGGGCGTCGAAATCCTCATGACCCACGACGACAGCCGCGACGTGCCGCTGAAGGAGCGCACGGACCGCGCGAATGCGTGGAAGGCCGATCTGTTCGTCAGCATCCATGCCAACGCCTATGGAGACGGTGGCTGGAGTAGCGCGCAGGGCATCGAAACTTTCGTCTATGAGACGCGGCCGGCGGCGGCCGTGGCGCTGGCGAACGCCGTCCAGCGGCAGCTCGTCAAGGCAACAGGCCGCCCGGATCGCGGCGTGAAGTCGGCAAATTTTCACGTCCTGCGGGAAACAAAAATGACGGCCATCCTGGTCGAGTGCGGCTTCATGACGCACCGGCAGGAGTGCGAGCTGCTGAAGAGCGACGCCTACCGCCGCAAATGCGCGGAGGCGATCGTGGCCGGGATCGTCGAGACATACGGGCTCCGGCCGAAGCAGCCCGCGCAGAAACCCGCGACAGAGGACTGGCGCGCCGAGTTTGTGGCCGCCCGGGAATGGGCTGTCGAGAACGGCATCACGGACGGCAGCCGGCCGAAGGACACGGTGACACGCGAGGAACTCTGGACGATGCTGCACAGGGCATTCATCGCCCAGAAATGATCGGATCCCCGCTCGGCCATTGCGGCTGGGCGGGGGTTTTTTGTATCTTGAATACCGAACGCATGTTTGCATATAATACATATACAAACACTTGTTCGGGGTGGTTGCGATGCAAAAATGGGTAGGCCGTCGCGTCGAGATCATCTACCAGGGCGCCGACGGCCGTCTTTCGCAGCGCGTGGTGCGCGTGCTGGGCGTGCAGGATGGCGTTGTGCGGGCGTTCTGCGAGGCGTCCGGCGCGCCGCGGACGTTCCGGGTCGATGGCATATTGGCGTGCATGCCGGTCAGCGCCGGGAGGCGGTCGGCGTGAAGACGTGGATGGGCCCGATCCAGTCGTGCCGCTGCATGGCGCTCACACGCCCGCGCTGGACGCGCGACAAGTGGCCGCAGGCATATGTCTGCACGCGGTGCGGACTGCCGGTGCCGAAGTATGAGGGGCTTTGGCTCAGGCGGCAGCGAGAGATGGAGAAAGAGCAGCGTGGGTAAGGTGCGCTGCTTTTTCTTTGCCCACAATCTGCCCACGGTAACACCGTGTAATGGCGTGTAGCGACAAGAAAAGAATGCCGAATTTTCGGCATTCTTGTGAATTCTCAGGCAGCCTTTGTTTATTTAATAGACAAACAAGGGTGCTTGTAGGGCGCGGGATTTCGGCGATTTTGCCCACAACTTGCCCACAGGGGTCAATCAAGCGAGAGGTATGGTCCGAGGAGACTGTCCAGCTTTTCAACGTTCGCCCGCCGGCGCGCCTCGGTGACGTGGAGGTAGACGCGGCGCGTCACAGCGTCCGTCGAGTGGCCGAGCTGTTTCTGGATGTCCTCCAGCGACGCCCCGGCCTCAGCCGACAGGCTGGTGTACGTGTGCCGGAGGCTGTGCGGCGTGATCGATCGCGGCAGGCCGGCGAGATCAAGCAGGCGCGCCAGATCAGCCTCGAAGGTGAGAGGGTTGAGTGGGTAGCCGGGGTATCGCTTGTACGAGACAAAGGCAAAGTTCCGTTCCCGGTAAAACTTTTCACCGATCAGGAGCCGGAACGCTTTCACATCGCGGAGCTGTGCGTCCAAGATGGCCGCGACCGTCCGGCTGATGTCAACGGTGCGGATCGAGGATCGATTTTTCGGCGTCTCAAGCCGGTACGCGCGGATGCCTTGCCGATGGTACAACGTGGCAATCACCCGGATCGTTCCGCGCCGCACGTCGACCCGCTGCTCCTCGAGCGCGCACAGCTCGCCAATTCGCAGGCCGGTGTTGGCGAGTATGATGATAGCCCTCATCGTCTGGCGCGCGCCGAACGCCTTCGCCGGGTCAGACAGGCTTTCCGCATACTCCTTTGCGATGCGGATCAGACCGGCGAGTTGCTCTTTCTCGAGGTACTCCGGCAGCGGCTCGTCCTCTCCGCGCTCGAGCATCTCGAAAGACGGTCGCATGTTGGGTAACACTGCACCATCGGTCGGATTGGTACGGACAATTCCCATTTTGACCGCGATATGGTAGAGGATTCGCATTGCGGAATGTGCGCCTCGGATCGCGCTTTCGCCGAGGTTGTGGACGTCCCGGAGATCCAACAGATACTGCTGGTACTGAGTCGGTGTAATATCCTTGAGTCGCCGGCCGGCGAAGGCGATCCGCGCATATTTGAGGTTGGAGCGCATCACGTCGACGGTGTTCTGCTTGAGCTGCTTCGCCCTCGCATGCAGCTCGACCCCCTTCTCGGCCCACTCGGTAAACAGTATGTTCTCCTCATCGACAAATGTCCCCTCGAGCAGTTGCGCCTCGATTTTGATACCTTCTCGATATGCTTCCTGGGGCGTCGGAAAGGCCCGCGTCTCCTTTTGCTTCCTCCGGACTGTCCCATCCGGCTGCGTGGTCGGGACGCTGTATCGGTATGTGTATCCCTTCCCGCGACGCCGGACTTTTGGCGGCAGCTTTTCTTTTGACATACTGTATCCTCCTTTTTCATTAATTTACTTTCAAGATTTTTCACAGTATTGTGACGACTTGCACAGCTCTGCCGATAATTCGTGCCGGGTTGTCCGGAGTGACGATTATCGGTTCGTACTCCGGGTTGTCAGGGAGCAGGATCAGCAGATCGCCTTGCCGCTTGACGCGCTTCAGTGTCGCCTCTTCGTCGCCGTTGACTAGGATGGCCGCAATTGCTCCGTTTTCTACATCTGGTTGTTCGCGGATCAGGACGAGCGAACCGTCCGGGATCGTCGGTTCCATACTCTTGCCCTTAGCGCGAAGATAAAACAGTTCACCGGCCGGGAGCCGTTCCGGCGATTCATATACATATTCACTTATATTTTGCTCCGCGAGGATCGGTTCTCCGCACGCGATGGTCCCCAGCACGGGGATCGGTACTGTTCTCGGTCCTGCGGGGGCGAGGTTCGAAGGACGTTCCTCGGTCAACATAGATTTTGGCACATTAAAGAAATCCGCCATCTTTTGAATCTTGTCAATTCTCGGATACTTATCGCCGCTCAGCCACTGTGACACCGCCGAATCGCTCACCCCGATGTGTTCGGCGAGTGCGCGCTGGTCAATTCCTTTACTTTCCAATAACTTTTGAAGGTTTTCAGCCAAAACTTCACGGGCGCTTTTCTTAAGCACTATCCATCCCCTCCAATGTTTATATTATAAACAAAAAGTGAAAAAAGTAAACATTTATTTTTTACTTTAAGTGTTGACAATTAACTTTAAGTGAAATATCATTGTGGTACAACACATGGAGCAGAGAGGTGGTGATACTGGATGACTGTACAGCTTACGCTCGAAGCTCTGAGGGTTAACGCTGGTTTTACGCAACAAGATGTAGCGGATAGACTCGGTGTTTCGCGCTTTACCGTCATGAAATGGGAAAGCGGCGAAGTTAAGCCGAAGGAGCTTGTGATCTACGCGCTCGCGAAACTTTATGACGTCGATATTGACGTTATAAAGGTTCCTTCGTCTGCATGAATTTACTTTAAGTAAAGTGAGGCGGCGGAAAATGGAGCAAGCAATCAACGCAATTCGCAGCATCTTGCTCCTGATCCCGGAAGATCAGCGGCAGGATGTCATCCGCCAGCTCAGCCGAGAGGTGGGTGCCGTGCAGAGCGACGTGCCGCGCATGTACACGGATCATGAGGTGGCAGCTCGGTATCAGGTGCATGTGCGGACAGTGCGCAACTGGATTACCAGCGGGCGGCTGCGCGGTTGCCAGATCGACCGGTACTGGTATTCGCGGGCTGATTGGCTGGATGAGTTTGAACAGAAGGAGGTGACCACCGCATGACTCCAACCATCACATTCATCGCCCGCCTCATCCACCGGCAGACCGGCGTCGCTTGTCACGGCACATTTGAGGCCCCGCTCGACCCGGCCGACGCGCTGATTCGGGCGCACGAAAAGTACGGAGCGACGCACCGGATCGTGACCGTCTATCCCGAGGCGCAGCACCTGCGGGTAGGCTGGCAAATGAGACTGGCAGACGCGAAGATGGAACCGGAATTGTGAAGGGAGGTGACCAGTAAATGAGCTACATTGCAAGAGCGTTCCGCGCCATGCCCGCTCTGCGCAATCCCGCCCGTGGCACGCGCCCCCGGAGCCGCAGCGTCAATGCCCCGTACCGGCCCGGCACGCTCGGCGTATCCTCTGTGTCCGAGGCGATCCACCGTGACTACGGCGCGATCCTGAGTCGCCGGGAGCGCCGGCAACTGGCAAGGCGAGGCGGGCCGGCATTCCGCCCCTACTATAACGATGTGAGGTGATCAATCATGCCGAAGTGGTACGGCCTCGCCTGGTACCGGGACCAGAAAGGCGAGCGCAAGTCCATCATCATCCGCGACATCGCAGCCGAGCACCGGCATGAAGCCGAGCGCGAAGTGCGCCGGGTGTGCTGGAGCCGGGGATATCGTTTCGAGGGTGTGTATCCCGTCCGCCCGGAGCGCTACCAGCAGCGGAAGAAAGGCCGGCAGAAGCCGGCGCAGTCCAACCTGTGGTGGAAGCGGCGCCCGGCGGAGGAGGAGGCGACCCAATGACCACTCACGACGAATACCGCGCCGCCCTCGACGAGCTGAGGGCCGCACAGGCGCAGTTCGATGCGGCCGATCCGGACCGGGTAGATGAGGCGGTGTACCGGCTGCGGGCCGCTGAGCTCAGGGTGTCGGCGGCGATCCGGGCGTTGAGACAGCAGAGGGTTGCGGGGTAATGGCCGTGCGCAACCCATACGACTGGTATATCACGCCGGAAGAGTACGAGACGGCCGCGGCAAATGGCATATCGCGTAATCTGCTCGAAACCCGTATCCGCAAATATGGGTGGCCGAAAGAGCTCGCCATGACCAAGCCGCCGAGGAAGTGGTCGAAAATCCCGCGCGAAATCGTTGAGCTCGCTCGTCAGAACGGGATACCACGCTCAACCTTTTATTGGCGCGTACACATCGGCTGGGCGCCGGAGCGCGCAGCGACGGAGCCGGTCGCGGATCGAGCGGAGCGCGTCAGACGGGCACACGATGCCCGACGAAAGATTCCCGCCGATATTATCGATCTCGCCGATCAAAACGGAGTCAAGTACACGACGCTCTGGAAACGGATCAATACGCTCGGATTGGACCCAATGACGGCCGCCACGACGCCGGTCATGACGAAAAGCGAGAGTGGGCGGCTGGCCAAAGCGAAGCGAGAAATCGTACACAAATGGATATTTGCGAGGAGGTGACCAGATCATGACCAGAGCCCAGAGAATCCGCACCTGTGGCAACCTGATGCAGCTGATGTGCTGCGCTCAGTCGCCGGCAGCTCGGCGGGTGTACCGGAAGCAGCTTGAGCGGACAGCAGCACGCTTGAAAGGAGGTGACACTGCATCATGAGCGACACGCACCGCATGGTCACGGTAGTCTGCGACGGCGACCGCCGGCCGAACATCACGCGCGAGCTGCTGACGGTCGAGGATTGCGATCGGGCGCACGCCCAGAAGGTAGCAAAAGAAAAAACCGCCCAATGAGAGCGGCCAGCGTCCACCGCGGCAACGGTGGACAAATGAATCAGGATTCAGTCCCATCATACCACAGGTGGGGCGGGAAGGGGAAGACATGAACAACTATATGGGAGACGGCGCATACCCGCGCCATGGTACGCACACGGTCGAGATATCGCTCCAGTGGAGCGATTACAAAGGGATGATTATCGTCCAGGTTAAGGGCAACGTGATAGGCGCCTCGGTTATCGACTCCGCATTGGTTTCCCTTGTTGACGGCGATTTTCAGCCGGATATGAGCCTTGGGCAGAATCATAGACACGTCGTACCAATCAGCAGCGGCACGGAAGCCGGATATGTGAAGTATTACAGACTTTTCAATGCGTCCGGCGACGAGTTGCAAATCGATTTCGACGACATCGCGGATTGCATCATCGGCGTCCAGATCGTCGGATGGGAGGCGAGCGACTGATGGCGGACAAAGTCAAGCTGCCGCGAGAAGTGGCGGAGGCGTTGGAGAAGATTTTGAAGGACGAACCTGATCTTGATAAAGATAGACAATTCATTGTGTGGAACTCAGCACATGCACCTAACAAATTTGATAGCGGACCATGGGGTGTTCTGTATGATTTCGTAGGTTCGGGGAACATCTTCCTTCTGGCCGACGCCCTCCGCTACGGCTACGAAGTCGAACTGGAGCCGATCACGGTCACCATCACGCCGGAGATGCAAGAAAAAATCACCCAATATTACGCAAATCTCGACCCCAACACGCAGGAGGACGCCTTTGACCGGGAATTTGTATTGGGCGAGCGTTCCGGCGTCAGATTCACACTCAAAATGCTCGGCATCACGATCCCCGGCATCCCGTCGGAAGGATGACCGTCAATTAACCGGTACAAGGGGTGGAAGTCTTGAAAATCTGTTATCGGGAGATCAATTTCCGGCCTGACAGTCTGGCGCTGATTGAACAGGTAAACGGCATCATCGACGAATACCAGCGCATGGGCTATTCGCTCACGTTGCGACAAGTCTATTACCAGCTGGTCGCCAGAGACATCATCCCGAACAACGAGCGCAGTTATAAAAATCTCGGCAATTTGATCAATGACGCACGCCTTGCCGGCCTTATCAGCTGGGAAGCGATCGTTGATCGCACGCGGTACATTCGGAAGAACAGCCACTGGGCTGGTCCCTCTGAGATCGTATGGGCGGCTGCAAATCAGCTCTTTTACGATCGTTGGGCTGACCAGGATTATTATGTCGAGGTTTGGGTTGAGAAAGACGCGCTTGTCGACGTTGTCGGTAAGACCTGCGAAGAACTGGACGTGCCCTACTTCTCGTGCCGTGGATACGTCAGCCAGTCCGAAATGTGGACCGCTGCTCAGCGGTTGCGCGACAAGGCCGACGACGGGAAGGAGATCGTCGTCCTCCACCTGGGCGACCACGACCCGAGCGGCATCGACATGAGCCGGGATATCGAGGAGCGGCTGAATCTCTTCGAAGCATATCCGACTTTCCGGCGGATTGCTCTGAACATGGATCAAATCGAGGAATACAGCCCGCCGCCGAACCCGGCGAAACTGTCCGACAGCCGCGCAAGGGACTATATCAGCCGACATGGCTACGAAAGTTGGGAGCTCGATGCCCTTCGCCCGGAAGTAATCGATGAGCTCATCCGCGAGCACGTCTACGAATTCCGTGATCCGAATCTCCTCGATGAGATCGTGGAGCGCGAAGAGCGCGACAAGGAACTGCTCAAGAATGTGGCGCGGAACTGGAGAGACGTTGAAACCAAATACCGAGCGGAGGACTGACCGCCATGCCGCAGCTCAAGCCCAAAATCACCCTCGAGCTCGACGGACAGGAGGCCGCCATCATCGGCAGCGCGCTGCTGGAGCAGGCGGCCCGGTGCCGGGACGAGACGCGCGCCCGGCTTAACCAGTTGATCGCCTCGAAGGTGTATGAGGCGCGGCGGCGGCATCATGAGGCGGCTGCCGCGATATTGACTCAGCGCTATTTCGGGGAGGGATTGAGACATGCCGAACATCACCACACCGGCCCGGGACCTTGAGGTCGACCTCGCAATCTGCGAGGCGGCCACGCCGGGGCCGTGGATGGATCATAAGGAGCATGACCTTTGGCGAGAAGTACGCGCCAACCACTCTATGATTGCGGATTGCTTGACTGATTCAGACGCCCGATTCATCGCCGAAGCCCGCACCGGCTGGCCGTATGCAATCCGGCGGGCGCTGGAGGCGGAGGCCGAGGTCGACCGGCTGCGCAACGAGTTGAACATCCTGCAGGAGCAGCTGGAGCAACGGGGTGTCAGCCGCATTGAAAAGTAAAGTCCAACTCCTCCCGCACCAAGTCCAACTGCTTGAACAAACCAAAGACAAGTCCCGCGTGGCCTATTACGCATCGATGGGACTTGGGAAAACCTTCATCGCCGGCGAAAAACATCGACAGCTCGGTTATCCAATCGCCCTGGTCATTTGCCAGAAGTCGAAGATCGATGACTGGGTCAAGCACTTCGAAACCTACTACGACTACCCGGTGATCGTGTTCGACTCACAGAAGGTCGATCAACTGCCTGATAAGTGTGTCCTGGTCATCAATTACGACAAAGTTTGGCGCCGGCCGGAGCTGCTCAAACTCATGAACTACACGCTGATCCTGGATGAGTCCAGCTACATCGCCAACGAGTCAGCGAAGCGTACCAAATTCATCATGAAACTCCGGACGACCAATGTGATTCTGCTGTCCGGCACGCCGACAGGCGGGAAATATGAGCAGCTTTGGACGCAAGCAAACCTGCTTGGCTGGAAAATTTCAAAGGACCTTTTCTGGAAGCAGTATATTGAAACCGAATGGATTGAGGACCCGGGAGGGCACAAGACACAGGTCATCACCGGTTACAAGAACGTCGACCGGCTCAAATCCAAACTACGAGAATATGGCGCAGTATTCATGACCGATGAAGACGCGGGCATCGAGCTTCCAGAGAAAGTGGACACCGTGGTCAGCGTCCGAAACACGAAAGAATACAGCCGATTCAAGCGCGAACGCATCATAGAGATCGACGGGAAGACGCTTATTGGAGACACAGCTCTTACCAAAATGCTTTATCTCCGCCAGCTAGCCGGTTTGTACAATCCGGGGAAATATGAAGCGCTGCAGGATTTGCTCGAATCCACCGGTGACAGAGTGCTCGTCTTTTATAATTTTCGTGCGGAGTACGAACGGATCCGCAAGATTTGCGAAGAGCTTGGAAAACCGATCAGTACAGTCAACGGAGACGAGAAAGACTTGACTGCTTTTCAGGAGCAGGAGGAATCGGTCACGCTCTTACAATATCAATCCGGAGCTCTCGGGCTCAATCTGCAGCTGGCCAACAAGATCATCTATTTTTCCCCGCCGCTGGAAAGCATTTTGTTCGAGCAGTCGCAACGGCGGACCAGACGAATCGGCCAGTCCAGGACGTGTTTTTATTGGTACCTGGTCACCAAGGGAAGCATCGAAGAGCAGATTTACGAAACGCTGAAGCAACGCAAAGACTTCACGGACAAATTGTTTGAGGAGGTATACGATGCCTGAACAACAGTTACAGCTCGTTGACCGAAGGGCGCAAGCGGTGATCAAGAAATTGCACGGCTTGGAAGTTCGTTTCCAAAAGCTGAGCGAACAGCGCGAACTGCTGAAAGAACAGCTGCGCGAAGTGATGGCCCGAAACGACATCAAGAAGATCGACACCGACGATTTTACCATCACATACGTGGATGAAACGGTGACACACCGGTTCGATAGCGCCAAGTTCAAAAAGGATCATCCGGAAACGTATGAACTCTATCAGAGCCCGTCCGTCGTGAAAGCTCACGTAAGATTCAAGCTGAAATGAGAGAATCGCAGTTTCAAAGCAGAGTTTTAGATTTTCTGCGGAGCCAGGGCATTTACTTCATCAAGTATTGGGGCGGCGGCCGATTCACTCGCGCTGGCGTCCCGGACATCATCGCTTGCGTGAACGGCATTTTCATCGCGATTGAGCTCAAAACCGAAACAGGTCGGGTATCGAAACTGCAGGAATTCAACCTGGACAAAATCCATGAGTCCGGAGGAATGGGTTTGGTGCTCCGGCCGGCTGATTTCCCAACTTTCCAAAAATTCATACGGGAGGTGAAACGGTGCAATATAGCTATTCCCGAGTATCCACCTTCAAGCAATGCCGGCGCCGGTTTAAGTTCCAGTACATCGACAAGCTCAAGACGGTCCCGGACCAAACCGCCGACAGCGCACTGATTGTCGGGAACGCAATTCATCTCGGCATCGAAAAAGACACCAGAACAATGCTGGATCATTATTTCAGCCAGTTCTATGTCATTACGGATGAGCAAATCAACGAAGCCATCAAGCTGGAAATCGTACTTCAAAAGGTGAAAGTGCTGCTGGACGGGGTCAACATCCTGCATCACGAATACAAAATTGATTTTCCAGAGTTCACCGGAATCGTTGATTTGATTATCGACAATGGTGACGGGACTGTGGATGTCTTGGACTTCAAATATTCAAATAACGTCGATCGTTATCTGGAATCCGGACAACTGCACATTTACAAATGGTATTTGGAACGTGCCGGGTTTAAGGTGAATCGTCTTGGATTCATCTTTATCCCGAAAATCACAACGTCCGGGAGATACGCCAAATTGCGTCAGCGGGAAGGAGAAAGCTTATACCATTTCCGCGAGCGAATCAAAGCAGCGGTCCGAGAAACTGAGATTCAGCTAATTCGAGTTGAATACGACGAATCCAAAGTCCAGGAATACTTCGCAGACATTGAAAACATCGAAGCCGCACTGCAATACCCGAAAAATGTCACAAAACTGTGTGACTGGTGTGAATATAAAAATTTTTGTTTGGAGGAGATTGACTATATGATTCTGCCCAAAAATGAACGCCGGCCTGTGACAATCAACACGACGCCCGACATGTGGCTGTATGGAGACAGCTACTCCGGAAAAACCGTATTCATGGACTCTTTCGACGATGTACTCATGATCAACACGGACGGCAACATCGATCACATCAGTTCGCCAGTCGTCCGGATCATGGACACGGTGAAAGTTGAAGGTCGGCTGACAACGCGAATTTTCGCTTGGAAAAACTTCCTCGACGTGATCACGGAGCTGGAGAAAAAGCAAAATGACTTCAAAACGGTCGTGGTCGACCTGGTGGAAGATCTCTGGGAGCACTGCCGGCTGTACATGTATGACAAACTCGGTATCGAGCACGAACATGATGCCGGCTACGGCAAAGGTTACGACATGGTTCGGACAGAGTTTCTTTCCAACATGAAACGGCTGAAAAACTGCGGCTACCAGCTGGTGTATATCAGCAAGCTCGCCGTGTCAGAGATCACGCAGAAAAACGGCGCCAAGATCACTACGTTCAAGCCTAACATCAATGACAAAGTGGCCAATGTCCTGGCCGGCACCGTCGACTTGACGGCCATGGTCGTGGCTGACGGTGATGAACGGTATCTGAGCTTCAAAACCTCACCGTACATTTTCGGTGGCAGCCGATACAATTTCGGAGTTGACCGGATTCCGCTGAACCGGGACGAATTCGTCAAAACGCTGACGGCTGCGCAGAAAGGAAAAGCCGCGGCAAAGGTTGAAACAGCTGAGTCCGAAAAAACCGAAACGGAAACTCCGGCTAATGATGCCGTTCGGGATTCGGCACCGGTTGACACCCAACAATCGGAAGCCGAAGAACAAGCTTCCCGCCCGCGCCGTCGTCGCGCCTAATCAATAAAAAATTCAAAAAGGAGAACTGATCAACCATGACTCAATCCATTTGGGAAAAATTCGACCAAGCGATCGACACGAAAGCACTGAAAGAAGATGTCAAAGCTGCTGCGGAAAACGGCGGCGGGGAGTACCGGGAAGTCCCGGTCGGAAAATATGAAGTAAAAATCACGAAGCTGGAACTCGCTGAAACCAAGGACGGAAAGCCGAAAATGAGCTGCTGGATGCAGATCCTGGACGGCGAGTACAAAGGCTCGTATATCTTCTACAACCAAGTGCTGCATACCGGCTTCGGAATTCACAACGCCAACGAATTCCTGCGCAGCCTGGACAGCGGAATTGATGTCCAGTTCGAAAACTTCAAACAATACCACGAGTTGCTTTTGGACATCCACGAAGCGATCGACGGAAAGCTGGAATACGCGCTCGAGTACGGCGAAAACAGCAGAGGGTACAAAACCTACAAAATCGTCGAAGTGTTCGACGCGCAGTAAAACGGGAAGAGGGGATTCGGACACGGGTCCCCTCTTTCAAAAATGGAGGAAGTCAATGGACATCAAGCCAATTGAAACCCGATATAGGGGATATCGTTTTCGGAGCCGGCTGGAGGCCCGATGGGCCGTGTTTTTCGACAATCTTGGTCTGAAATGGGAGTACGAAAAGGAAGGTTACGACCTAGGGAATTTGGGTTATTATTTACCGGACTTTTGGGTTGAAAACCTTCATGATCGTTTTGGCCGCCGCGGCATGTTTGTTGAAATCAAAGGCCATCAAGCAACCGATCTTGAAATCGAGAAATTGGCCCGTTTACTGAAACCCGGTGAGCATGCTGCCATGTTGGACGAAGGAATGAAACCATTTGGACCTTACGGCGACGAAAACGAATTTTTGGAAGTCTCCTGGCACAATGGTGGAGTTGGTATCGATCTGCCAATGGTTTTCATGAAATGTTACTCCTGCGGCGCCGTCAAATATGAATTCGCGGAACAAAATTATTGCGTTTGCGAATTATGTGGAAGCCCTGCTGATAACGACCATCCGGCCATCATACGGGCATACGAAAAAGCATTATCTGCTCGATTTGAGTTTGGTGAGTGCGGATGATTTTCTTCGATGCTGAGGTCTTTCGTTTCGACTGGATGTTCGTATTTATGGACACCGATTCCAAAACCACAACCGAAATTGTGAATGATCCGGACCGGTTGAAACAGTTTTATGAAGACCACAAAAACGACATCTGGGTCGGGTACAACTGCCGGCATTATGACCAGTATATCCTGAAAGCCGTTCTTTGCGGCTTCGATCCTTGGAAAGTTTCGGACTACATCATCAACCAAAAACAAGCGGGCTGGACCTACAGCAATATGTTCCAGAAGATTCAGCTCTACCACTTCGACGTGATGACAGACAAAAGCAAAGGTTTGAAGCAGCTCGAAGGCTTCATGGGGTCCAACATTCGGGAAACCTCGGTGCCATTTGATATTGACCGAAAACTCACCGACAAGGAAATCACCGAAGTTCTCGCGTATTGCCGGCACGACGTCGAACAAACGATGAATGTGTTCATTGAGCGGATCAAAGAGTTTGAATCTCACATGGCACTCATCAAAATGTTCAAACTACCGCTGTCATATTTGTCCAAAACCAAAGCTCAGCTGGCCGCGGTGATTCTGGATGCCCGCAAGCAAGAGCGTCATGACGAGTTCGACATCCGGCTGCCTGACACGCTGCGGATTGAAAAGTATCAACACATCGTGGACTGGTACTTGGCTCCAGAGAACCGGGACTATGAAAAAATACTGAACGTGGAGGTCGCCGGCGTGCCGCATACATTCGCTTGGGGCGGCCTGCACGGTGCCCGGAACAACTATCAGGGAGAAGGTGTGTTTCTCTCGGTTGATGTGGCCAGTTATTACCCGGCCCTGATGATTGAGTATGGTTTCCTAAGTCGGAACGTCGCGGATCCGAACAAATTCCGGCAAATCCGGGACGAGCGGCTGCGCTACAAAGCCGAGAAAAATCCGCTCGCGAATCCGCTGAAAATTGTGATCAACAGCGTCTATGGCACCATGAAAGACAAATATAACCCGCTCTATGATCCGCTTCAGGCCAACAACGTATGCGTCGGCGGTCAACTCCTGCTTCTGGATCTGATCGAACAACTGGAGCCCGTGGTCGAGCTGATCCAGTCCAACACAGACGGACTGATCGTTCGGATCCCGAAACGTGAGAACGTCGAAATTGTGCATGAGCTCTGTGCAGAATGGCAGGCCCGCACGCGGATGGTATTGGAGTTTGAAGTATTCTCACGAATCTACCAAAAAGACGTGAACAATTACATCATCGTGAAGAAGGACGGCAGTTACAAGTCAAAAGGCGCCTACGTGAAGAAGCTGGACCGTCTTGACTATGATCTGCCAATCGTGAACAAAGCGGTTGTGGAGTATTTTGTTCACGGTACGGATCCGGCGGAAACGATCCAAAACTGTAACCGCCTGATCGAGTTCCAGAAGGTCGTCAAGGTCAGCGAGAAGTACGGTTACGCGCTGCACGGTAACAGACGACTCTCGGAAAAAGTGCTGAGGGTGTTCGCTTCCCGCTCGCATCTTGATCCAGGCGTTTACAAGGTAAAATCCGATGCTGAACGGCCGGAGAAAATTGCCGGCACTCCGGAGCGGTGTTTTATCGAAAACGGCGATATCCGGGAAGCGCGAATTCCGCGAAAACTGGACAAGAACTGGTATATCGAAACGGCCCGGAAACGGATCACGGATTTCTTGGGTGAGTCTGACGATGCAGAACAAGTGGAATTTCTGTTTTAGAGGGGGGATTCGCATGCCTGGCAAACGACCCGGAACAAAGAACTGGACGAAAGAGGAAATCGATTATCTGCAGGCGAGCTGGGGAAAAGTCAGCATCAAAACAATTTCCAAGAATCTTGGGAAATCGATTGAAGCAGTAAAACTCAAAGCCCAACGATGCGGCCTTGGCGATGCTCGGTTTTCTTATGACGGAATAACCGTCAGTCAGTTGATGAAGGCGCTGGATAAAAGCTATTCGGCGGTGAATACTTGGATCCGGAAATACGGAATGCCGGTCAAAAGGAAGGTTTTTGCGAAGTCTGCCCGCGTGAAAGTAATCACCTTTGACGATTTTTGGGAGTGGGCCGAGCAGCACAAGGAACTGCTCAACTTCTCCAAGATGGAGCCGGGCACGCTTGGGCCCGAGCCAGAATGGATGGTTGAAAAGCGGAGAGCCGACATGATGCGTTCGCAAAAGACGAAACGTGCTGTTCCCTGGACGCCATCCGAAGATCAACAACTGAAGCAGATGGTGCGAATGTCTGGTATGACCTATCCCAAATTAGCCGCCCATTTCAACCGATCGGAAGGTGCAATCAAGCGTCGGCTCTACGATTTGGGAATCAAATTGCGTCCAGAACGCCTGGAAAACCACATCAAATACACGCCGGAAGAAATTCGCAAACTGGCGATTATGGCCCAGCAAGGATACGCCTGTGAGACCATCGCGCGGGAGCTCGGAAAAAGCGCCCTGGGCGTCCGTGGGAAGCTCGAGCGGATGGGATTTGACTTCAAGCGGCGGGAATTTCGGGATATCGGTGTGCTGTGGGAGCTGACAAGAAAGGTGAATTGACAATTTCTGTATGTCTGAATTGCGCAAAATACCCCCGAAAAGTGCGCAAGATTGCGCAGAAATCGACCCAAAACTGCGCAATTCAGACATGTAAAAATGGGGTATTTCAGGACAAATTCCCGTGAAGGGGTGAAACCGTGAACGACGACATTTATGAATATTTATACCGCGGATTCATCCAGTTGAAAGATAAAGAGGCGATTGAAAAATTCAAAGACAGAGACGATCTCTCAACTTTCAACACGGTACGGCGGTACGCCGGATATGCGGGGGTTTTGGCGCCAGGCGTTCTTCTTGTCGATGTGGACGATTTCGAAAAATCAGAAATCGTTTTGCGAATGGTCGATGATCTCAACATTCAATGCTGTGTCGTTGAAACCGGCCGCGGGAAACACTTCCTGTTCCGGGATCCGGACCTGCCCAGCAATAAAACCAAGACGAACACCGCGATCGGAATTACCGTCGACATTAAGCTCGGAACCCGCAATTCCTATCAAGTGCTCAAGCATAACGGCGTGAAACGGCCCTGGATTCGGAGATCTGAACAAGTTGATACGCTGCCGTTCTGGCTCATGCCGATCAAACACAACACGGATTTTTCAAAACTTGGTGAAGGGGACGGCCGCAATCAGTCTCTCTTCAATTATATCCTGACACTCCAGGGCGCCGGATTCACGAAGGAAGAGATTCGGGAGACGATCCATCTGATCAACAAATATATTCTCCCGGATCCGCTTCCGGAGCGCGAAATCAATACCATCCTGCGGGATGAAGCGTTCAAGAAACAGTCGTTTTTCAAGGGCTCAACATTTCTGCATGACCGGTTTGCTCAATATATCATGCGGGAGAATCACATCATCAAAATCGACAACGTGCTGCATGTATTCAAAGACGGTGTGTACAGCGATCGAGTTCAGGACATTGAAGCCGTGATGATCAAGCATCTGCCGCAGCTGAATCAGGCGAAGCGGCGCGAGACACTCGCCTATCTCGATATCATCGCGGAAAATCAAGATCCGGCGCCGGCGAATCTCATCGCGCTTGAGAACGGCATCTATGATCTGAGCTCCGATAAAATCATCGACTTTAGCCCGGACATCATCATCAAAAACCGGATCCCGGTTACATTTGATCCGGATGCTTACGACAAAACGACCGATCAAACGCTGAATAAGATCAGCTGCGGCGACAAAGAGGTCAGAGCATTGCTGGAAGAGATGATCGGGTATCTCCTGTTCAGGCGTAACGAGCTGCGGAAAGCGTTCATCCTGACAGGGACCGGGCAAAACGGGAAGTCGACGCTGCTCGATATGATCAAACATTTTCTCGGTCCGGACAATTACAGCTCGCTGGCACTCGAAGAACTCGGGCACCGCTTCAAAACGGCTGAAATTTTCGGGAAGCTCGCGAATATCGGAGACGACATCGACAGCGAGTATATTCAGTCGAATGCCGTCTTCAAAAAACTGGTGACCGGGGAAACCGTGAACGCGGAGCGTAAAGGCAAAGATCCGTTCGAGTTCAACAATTATGGAAAACTCATCTTCAGCGCGAACGAAATGCCGCGGATCAACGATCGAACGGACGGCCTGATCAGTCGATTGATTATCATCCCATTCAACGCGAAATTCACGGCCCAGGACCCGGATTTTGATCCGTTCATCAAGGACAAGTTGCTTACGGATCGCGCAATGTCATATTTACTCAATCTCGGTCTGACCGGCCTGAAACGTGTCCTGCAGCGGAAGCAATTTACGATGCCGGAAGTGGTACGACAAGAAATGCAGCTCTATGAATCGATCAATAATCCCGTACTCGCGTTCATCGAGGATGGCGGAAAGATCGAAAACGAGCCGACAAAAGATGTCTATCTCAAATACAACGCCTGGTGTCATCAAAACGGACTTCGTCCGCTCAGTCAAATACAATTCAGCAGGGAGGTGTGTAGGAAGCTCGGAATGGAAACAAAAGTGATCCGGGTAGATGGAAAACTGAATCGTATATTTATACAAAATTAATGTATAAATATACATTTATGGGGTGTTACAGATGTTACGGATCGTTACAGATGATTTTTGAACATCTGTAACAGCTAGACTCATTGATACACAAGGGATTTTAAGGATTTGTTACAGATGTTACAGATGTTTTCAACTTCTTATATAGGAATCTATCAGACGTACACACACGCGCAAATAATATAAATATATATTTATTATTTATCTGTAACATCTGTAACAAGGAAATATTTTACAGGAGATGATTGAGATAGATGAAACCCATCGCACGATACGCACCAGCCGCCGAGTCAGCAGCGAGACCGGTTCGGGAAGGTTTTCTGGAACCGCCGAGAAAGGGGACGAATCGGAATGACTGAATACCTGAGCAAGAAAGCGGTGTTGGAACACATTCGACGCGAAATTGGCATAACAGAGTGGCAACGGGATGCAGTAATGACAAGGTACATGAAGGAGTTTCACGGCGGGGCAATACGTGCGTTGCAGAATCTTGAGCACGCTATCCAATCCGGCGCATTTGACGCTAACGGCGAAGTCCAGCGGTTGAAGGTAGCGTTGGCTAAGGCTAAAGGCTGGATCAAATATTTCGTATATATCGGCCAGAACATTGAACCTGAAATGGAGAAAAAGGCGTTCGATGAAATTGACGAAATTCTCTCCGGGGCGCGGGATGGTGGTCTATCATGACCTTCGGTCAATGGATATGGCGAGCGCAAGGATGGGTCATACGGAAGATGCGCTGGTTGAAGCGTGAGATCGAACGGATGGAACGGGAGGAGATGGGACGATGAAGTGCGAAGTGTGTGACGGTCGCGGAGGATGGTATGACGGTATCGGACCAAATGCGGAGCCGATATCTTGTGAGATTTGCGGCGGTCTGGGTGAGATCACAACATACCTCTGCAAACAATGCGGCCGCCCGGGGGAGCTGCGGGACAACCAGACGTACTGTGAGCACTGCGGCCCGGGCGTGGAGCTGGTGGCGGCGCCGGATGAGGCGAGCGTGTACGGGATGGACTGCCGCAGCGGGAGGTGTGAGGGGTGATTTACAAGCAGCCGAAACCCGGCGACAGATACCGGCCCATTGTCACGGTACTCAAAGTGAAAAAGAGTGTTCCGACCATAATCCGCGTCTCCGGGCGGGAGTACGTGCTGCGGACGCCGGATCAGTTCAACCAAAGAAGACAGGGGGCGGTGAAGCGTGACCGAACAACAAGCCATTGAGCTCCTGAGCCAATACCGCCAGAAACAGGCCCGGCTGCAGGTGCTGTCGACGTACAGTGTCGGCGCCGGCATCACGATCAGCCGGCTCAATGAGGACGACCACCTGCAGGAGCTGCATCGCCGGCTGCGCGGTCTGCCGAGCTACCTGTACCTCAGCGCGAAAGAGCAGCAGCTTGAGAGCGTGGCTCACGCGTACCTCACCCGGTACCCGGCCGGCACCCGGGCGCAGCTGGCGGCAGTGCCGCGTGAGGGCGCGGACGAAGAGGACGAGCAGCTGCTGCGGGAGCTGCGGGCGAAGATTCGGAAGGTGATCGCGGCGCGCGGCTGGGACGTGCGCGATGACATCGACGCGGTGCTGGACAGACTGACCGAGTATCAGGACCTTCGGGCGGAGATCGAGCGGGTGGACACGGTGCTGGCGGCGCTGGAGAATTACAAGCCGGATCTGGCACGGGTGCTGCGGCTGCGGTACGTGGAAGGTAAACAACCGTCTGAGGTAGCCGCGGAGTTAAAGATCGCGGAGCGCACATTCCGGTCCTGGCAGAAGAAAGCTGAGCAGGAATTTGCCCGACTCGCAGGGTGATGCCGAAAATATACCGGAAATGTGCCGGAATTATGCCGAAGAAAGGCCGGACAAGCCGAAATTTGCGTGCTAAAATGGTAGTGTCGAAGTCGTGTATCCAAAGGATGACGACGCATCTCGCCGCATCGTCTGCGCACTCTGTCCACGGATGGCGTGCAGGACGATATCCGGAGCGGCGGGAAAGCGGCACAGCGTACCAACCGGGAGGGAACCGCGAGGCAATTCCCGGACGCGAGTGCCGCAATATAGCTATTATGGTCGCCGTCCGGATGGACGGAATGCCCTGTCGAGCCGAAAGGCTACGTGCCACGTAGCTTATGTGGGGCGATATGGGGCGGGAATATGTGGGAACCCATGCCATGTACTAGGGGGCTAGGGCACAGCGCTTGAAGGGGTTAGGGCGCGACCATTAAGGGATGCGGTGGCGGAATAGGTAGACGCTATGGCGTGAGGTGTGAACGACTCGACCTGAAATCGAGCACCGGCGCGGAGGCACACCATGCAGGGTGCAAATCCCTGCCCGCATCCCGAACACGACAATGTCAGAGCCTTGGGCTCTTTTTTTTATTTACAAAAAGGAGTGTGAACAGTGAATGAATTCATCCTGACAAGACACGCCTTCGAACGCTACTGTCAGCGGGTCGAGAGGACTGAGCGCAACGAACTGGTTGAGCTGCTCCGGCAGCACGCAGAAAGACCGACGCATAAAAAACGCGGTTATATCGAGCTGGCCGGTGTGTGGTGGAGGTATGGCATGCGTGACAACACGATGATCCTTTATACGTGCTATGGCCGGCATCATATCGACTTGCCCGCTGCGATTCGGTGGGCGAAGCGAAAGAAAGACCGCATCAACCTGGGAGGGGGTGAAGCACGATGACGGACGTTCTCGCGGGCGCAAACGTTGACAATTACAAGCCGACGGCGAAGGAGAAAAAACTGATTGACGTCTTGTGTGATCCGGCGCACCGATACAAAAACATCACCCAAATTTGTCAAGTGGCCGAAATCAGCCGCGAGGCGTATTACAAGATGTTCCGCAAGCCTCAATTTGTCGCCTATTACAACCGCGTGCAATTTGAGGTCGTGAAGCAGAACATTGCGAAGGTGCTGGCCGCTACAATCGAATTCGCGATTTCTGATCCGAAATGCCATCAGGATCGGAAGATGCTGCTTGAGATGGGGAACATGTACACGGAAAAGGTGAAGCAGGAAATCACCGGAGAAGGTGGCGGCCCGATTACGGTTGTTTTCAGCGACAAGATGAAGCCGCCGGGTGATGCGTGATGAAGATCGTCATTCCGTACGAACCGCAACCGCGGCAACAGCTTTATCACCAGACAACGAACGTTGACGAGCTGCTTTATGGAGGCGCCGCGGGCGGCGGAAAGACCGAAGCGACCATATGGGACGCGCTTTATTACGGTCTGCAATATCCGCAGTCGCGGCAGATTATCTTTCGCCGGAAGTTCCCGGACCTTGAGCGCTCCATCATCGCGAGGACGTTGCAAGTTTACCCTCCGGAGCTGGCAAAGTATAACGCATCAAAGCACATCTGGACGCTGGCAAATGGTTCTATTATCGAGCTTGCGGCATGGGACCATGATGACGATTACCTCAAATACGCCGGCGCGGAATATGACGTTGTTCGCTGGGAAGAGTTGACCCAATTCAAGGAAAAGTGGTACAAGCTCATGCTTTCCCGCATCCGGGGCGCGAAGCCGTACCCGCGTTTCGTTAAGTCGACGACAAACCCGGGCGGCGAGGGGCACGCGTGGGTAAAAAAGCGGTTTATCGACATCGGGCCGCCGGAAAGGGTGCATGTCGTACAGGAGACGACGGACGACGGCGATCCGATGTATTACCCGGCCGATCATCCGAAAGCCGGGCAACCGATTGTGTCCCGACGCATCTTCATCCCGGCGCGCGTCAGCGATAACAAGAAACTGATGGAAGTTGATCCTGATTATGTGGCCCGGTTAATGAGCTTGTCGGACAAAGAGCGCAAGCAGCTTCTCGAGGGCGACTGGGACACGTTTGCAGGCCAATATTTCGAAGAATGGAGCCGGCCGATTCACGTCGTCGAGCCGTTCGAAATCCCGCGCGAATGGCGCAGATACCGGGCGCTGGACGAGGGATATACAGACCCCTTCGTCTGCCTATGGATCGCCGTTGACCGGCAGGGTTTCGCCTATGTATATCGTGAGGCGGTTCGCAAGAAACTGCTATCCCGCGAACAGGCGCAGCTCGTGAAGCAGCTCACCGGCGATGAAGTCATTGATTATTCCGTCGGGGATACGTCGTTCTGGAACAAGTCGAAGGTCGATACGAACGAATCGCCGGCCGAAATCTTCGCCAAAGAGGGCGTGCCGCTGATCCAGGCGAACAAGGAGCGCGTCAACGGCTGGAAACGTCTGCGCGACTGGCTCAAACCGATCGAAGTGGTCGACCCGGTGACGGGCAAAACCTACACGACCGCAAAGCTGCGGGTGTTCTCGACGTGCATCCAGACCATCGAGGCGATTCCGGCCATGATCCACGACGATCACAACCCCGAAGACGTGGCAGAGCACGAACTTGATCACGTCCCGGACGCGCTGCGCTATTGGGCGATGAGCCGGCCGTCGCCGGCGAAGCCTGAACCGCCGAAGCATCCGACGGAACGCGAAATGGTGCAGCGGCACATCGACAAGCTGGACCGCATGGCGAAAAGGCGAAAGGTGGAATATCTCGGATGATCACGCTGTTTGTGACCGCGTTTCTGGTGCAGGCGGCTTTTTTTATTGCCGCGATACTGATTGACCGGCATCTGTGGCGCCGGCACATCGAAGCGAAGGAACGCGAATGGGCGACCGAACGAAAGGACTTGCTCGACCGTATCCAGGCGCCGAACTTCGGTGAGTACACGCGGAAAGCGCTGCTGGAGAAGAAACTTGAGCAGCCGCCGGACGAGCGGGAACGCCCGCCGGAATTTATCTCATAGGGGGACGATGACCCATGAAACTGTTCGAACTGTGCATTGGTGATCTGCGCCGCCTGGTCTCGGCGGAATCTGCGGAAGAAGCGCGCCGGATCGGCCAAGACCCGACGAAGCACCCGGACATCCACTTCATGCCGTTTGAGGTGCGGGAGTTCGTATTGCCGGGTTACGTGATCACGGTCACGCCGGAGGCTGACGTACAAGCGCGGGAAGATGCGCCGCCGGATGATCCGGAAGCTCCTGACGAACGCGAAGCGCTCAAGGTATGGCTCACAGAACGCGACATCGAGTTCAAGAAGAATTGGAGTACGGAGCGGCTGCGCGAGCTCGTGGAACAGGCGAAGGCTGCGGAGTCGGAATCTGATCCGGATGAACCGAATGAACCGGAAGAACCAGCGGAACCGGGCGAATCGGAAGAACCGAATGCACCGAGCGACCCTGACGCCTTGTTCTGATATTGCGCGCCGCACCTGACGGCGTGGGGGTGAGATGTTGAAACTGTTCAAGAAAAAAGGTCAGGACTCCGTGCAGTTCGTGATGGAGCGCTTCGAGGAGTCCGAGGACTGGCACGTTCTGCGGCAAATCCAGATCAACCGCGCCTTTTACAACAGCCGGCAATGGATCAGTTGGGACCGCGTCAATAAGGTCGTTTATGTGCCCGAGCTGCGCCCGGGCGAGCGGCGCCTGACGTACAACAAGATCAAGCCGGCCGTCCTGACGCTTTTGGCGAAACTCTGCAAAAACCGCGTCAAGCTCGAGGTAAAACCGGATACCAACGACATCGAGCGGATCGAGGTTGCGAAAGCCGGCCTGAAATTCCTGACCTACCAATGGCAGGAAGACGACATGGACGCGAAGACGCGCCGGCTGAAGTTTTATATGCTGGTCGACGGCATGCCGAGCTTGAAGGTCTACGTCGACAAGTCGCAGGGGGCTGACCTTGCCATTGACGACGATCTGGTCGCAGAACTGGCAAAAGAGGCAGGCATCGAAAACATCCCGACGAAGGCCGGAAAGATCGTGACGAAGGTCGTGGATCAGCTCTCGATCTACTATGACCCACTGGCCGAATCGCCCGAGGAAATCCGCTGGGTGATCGAGCGGCGGCCGGTTGACGTTGATGAGATCGAGGCCGAATTCGGGAAGAAGGTCGAGACCGAGGGCAACATCATCATGCGCAACAGCTTCTACCCGGACAGCCTCGGCCAGAAACCGCGGCATTACCCGAATCATGCCATGGTCTATGACTATTGGGAGTTGCCGTGCAAGCAGTATCCGAAGGGCCGCCGGATCGTTGTTGCAGGCGGCGTCGAACTGCTTCATTCCGAGGACCCGGGCGAATTTCCGTATATCTTCTTCCCGGCCGTCCCGGTTCCAGGATCGGCCATCGCAACCGGCCTTGTGACCGACATGACGACGCCGCAGAAGTCGTACAACATCAAGCGGACGGCCGAGGCGCGCATCCTCGAAGAAATGGGCAACCCGCTTTGGCTCAAGCCGGAAGGCAGCGTCGACGACGAGGACCTGATCAACGAAATCGGCGGCATCATCACTTATACGCCGTTCGGGCAACTCAAGCCGGAGCGCGTGCAGGGCGCAACCGTGGACAACGGATGGCAGAACGCCATGGAGCGCGACGAGGCGGACATCGAAGACATTTCAGGCGCGCATGAAATCAGCCAGGGCGCCGCGCCGCGCGGAAACAACACGCTCGGCGGGCTGCAGCTCCAAGTCGAGCAGGACGAAACCCGGCTCGCGATTCTTGTGCAGTCCTATGAGGACGGCATCAAGAAGTGGGGCGAGAAGGTGCTGCGCCTCGTCCAGAAGCACTTCCCGGAAGAACAGCAGCTCTCCATCGTCGGCGAGAACGGCGAGATCGAGGCGTTCGCGTTTGCCGGCGCCGATCTGACCGGTGGCGAAGTGGTCGACGTGGTGCCGGGCAGCTCCATGCCGACGCTGAAAGCTGTTCAGGACCAAAAAATCATGAACATGTGGTCTGCCGGCATGTTCAACGACCCGGAGACGGGCCGACCAGATGTGCGCCGTGTCGTCCGCATGCTCGGCGAGTCGATCGCAACACAGTATTTCGACGACACCGAGCAGGACGAGAACAAGGCGCTGATGGAGAATCGGACATGGCAACAGCTTTTTTCGGACCCGGACTTGGCGGAAATGCTGTTGGCCTACCAGAAGGAAATGCAGGCGTATCAAGAGGTCATGCAGCAGGCGCAGGCGCAGGGTATCCAACCGCAGGAGATCAATCCGCCGCAGCCGCCGGTCAAACTTCCGGTTGTCCGCGACTTCTACGACCACGCCGTGCATATCGCGGCGCACAATCGGTTCAGGAAAACCGACGATTACGATCGTCTGCCGCCCGAACTGCAGGCGATCATTGACCAACACGTCGCCGAGCACGAACGATGGCTGGCTGCGAAGAAGCAGCAAATGGCCGTGCCGGCGCAAGTTCCAGTTCAATAACCGGGCCGTTGGTGGGAGTCCAGCGGCCCATTCTACCACCATTCCGCGGGCGTTGAAATCGTCTCCGCCGCCGGGAGACAAGGAGGATGCTATATGGGTGACCATCTGATTCTTGATCTGCAACTGTTCGCGGAGGACGAAGCAGTTGCAACGGGCGTGGAAGACGCTCCCGCCGCCGGGGAGCAACCGGAAGCCAGTGAAGGTTCTGCGAACCAGACGGGCGTTGATGAACAGGCTGCCGCCGAGCCGGAAAAGCAGAACAACTTCGAAAAGGCGTTCGCGAAGCGGCTTGCCGCCGAGCGCTCCAAGTGGGAGAGCGAGCTGTCCGATAAGCTCAAGGACTACGAGGCGCACAGGCGGGTCAGCGAGTTCTTCCAGCAGTACAACGGCATGGACCTGAACGCGCTCATGGAGCGCATCGAGCTCGAGCAGCTCAAGCAACAGGCCGAGCAACAGCAGGTTCCTGTCGAGGTCATGCGCCGCATCCAAGAGCTTGAGCAAAAGGCTGCGCTGGCCGAACAACTGGCTCAGCAGCACGCTCAGGCCCAATGGGAGAAGACGTATCGCGATGGGCTGGCCGCCTATGTCCAGGGCAAGGAAGACGCTGACCCGGACGCAATCACGAAATTCCTCGTCGACAACGGTATAAGCGTTGACCCGAACGACATGAACAAGGCGTTCGACCTGGCGTACAAGGCGATCCAGTTCGAGAAGCTACAGCAGCAGCTCGCCAGCGCTGAGAAAGACGGCATGAAAAAGCTGATCGGTGCGAAAGGCAGCATTCCCGCGAATGTCGGTTCGTCCGGACAAGGGCAAGTTTCCAGCGGGACGCCGAAGACATTCGCAGATGCACGGGCGCGCGCAATGGCGCGGCTCGGCGCCACAGAATAATGATTCAGGAGATGATGCGAAATGGCATTCGATCTGTCCGCCGCAAGTGCGGTTCTCAAGGAAGATTACCTGGGCCCGGTCCGGGAACAACTGAATAACGACAATCCGGTCATTCAGAAGCTGGTGCAGAACAAGCAGCAGGCAACCGGTAAACGATTCTATGTGCCGCTGCATATCGGCCGGAACAGCGGCGTCGGGTATCGCGCGGAAGGCGCGCCCTTGCCGCAAGCCGGCAGCCAGAAGTACAAGGAATCGACGGCGAACTGCGCGTACCTGTACGGCCGCATCGAAATCACGGGGCCGACCATCAAAGCCATGAGGAACGACAAGGGCGCATTCATCCGCGCCGTCGAATCCGAAATGAAGGGCCTGCTGCGCGACCTGAAAGACCAACGCGCGCGGGCACTTTTCGGCAACGGCACGGGCATGCTGGCGAAGTTCGATGCTAACTCCAACACCAACACGCTCACAGTCGACAAGGTGAAATACTTCCAGGTTGGCATGATCATCGACATCCTGCAAAGTGGCGGCACGCCTGTCGCGACTGGCCGGACCATCACGAACATCGACGAAGGAAACAAGACCATCACGATCGACGGCGCCGCCGTGACGACGTCGAATACGGACATCGCGGTTGTGACGGGCGACTACAACGTCGAAGCGATGGGCCTTGGCGGCATCATGGACAGCTCGCTGACGCTGCAAGGCATCAACCCGGCCACCAACCCGTGGTGGAAGCCGAACAGAATCGCGAACAACGGTACGCCGCGCGCGATTTCCCAGCAACTGATGCGGCAGGCCGTCGACCTGTCGGAGATCCGGGGCGGAAAGGTCGACTGGATCACGACGTCGTATGGTGTGCGGGCCGCGCTCGAGGCGATCATGCAACAAAACGTGCGGTACGTCCGCCCGATGACGCTCGAAGGCGGCTTCAACGTGCTGGAATACGACGGCATGCCGATCTTCGTCGACCGCTACCACGAGTCGAACCGCATGTTCTTCCTCGATTCGTCCGAACTGGACCTGTACCAACTGTCGGACTTCGAGTGGATGGAAGACGACAAAGGCGGCGTGCTGCGGCCGAAGTCCGGCTACGATGCATACGAGGCGACGATGTTCTGCTACGAAACGCTGGTCACGTACCGCCGGAACGCACACACGGATCTGGCAGACCTGCAAGAGCCGGCCGGTTACATCGCCTGATCGGTTACAGCACAGGGAGAGCCCCGAAGGGCTCTCCTATTTCTTTGCATATGGGGAGGGAAAATCGTGGCGCAGTACGACATCCACAGCATCGAGGATCGCCTGCAGGCGATCGACCCGCGCATTGTACGAATTGACTTCAACCATGCCCGCGAGCGGCACGAAATCATCGCCCGGGACAACCACGGAGCCGAGTATATCGCGTTCACGGTGCCGTGGGGCGAGCTTGACGCGCGGGCGGAACGCGAACTGTACCGGATCCGGCCGGAACGCATGAACCCGTTCGAGGAAGTCCGCCGGGCCGAGGAACGCAAGCAGCGGGCCGAAGACAAGAAGATCCACGACATGGCCACCGATCTGGTCGAGAACATCCAATCTTCATTCCGGCACAAGCCGAGTCGGTCGATTGAATGACGAAACGGGGGTGACGCATCGTGAACCTGCGCGACCTGAAAGACCGGGTCTTCCAGATGACGAACGGGATTTACCGCGATCAGGAGCACATGCGCGTGCTGGTGAATCAGGCGCTGATCGAACTTGCGAAGGCTGCGAAGATTCAGTCGACGGCGACCATCACGACCACGCCGGGCGTCGGCGAATATCCGCTGCCGGCCGACTTCAAAGAGGCAATCAGCCTGCTGGAAGGCACGCCGGACAATCCGGTCATGGAATGGCGGCTGGTTGATCCGATGTCGCCCCTCGGAGGCTTCGCGATTTATAACGGCCAACTGATCATCAAGCCGACGCCGTCGGATTCCCGGACGCTGACGCTTTACTATTACGCCTACCCGGCGGAGCTCGTCAGCGACACGGACGATCTGCCGATCGACGACCGGTATGGGTATGCGATCGCGGCGTATGCGGCGGCCATGATCCTGTCGCTGCCGGGCATGGAGGGTGTGAGCCAAGGAATGATCGACCGTTACTTCCGGTTGTTTGAGGATGCGAAAGCGCGGTTCGTCGCCGACATGCAGCGGAGAAACAAGAGGACCACGGTCCGGAAGGTGGTGGATTGGTGGGTATGAAGACGTATCAATTCACCTGTTGCGTGCGGATCGAGGAGACAGGCGATCTGATGCCGATATACGGCCTCGTGACGCCACCTGTGACGGCAAACACTCCGACCGAGGCAATGTACCACCCGGACACGATAGCCTTTCTAACCCTGCACAAATGCAGGGTTTTTGAACTCATCAGGCGGTGATCGAATGCATACGTGGAATGCAGGCCAAATCCTGACCGTCGTCCGAACGGTAAACAAGATGGACATCGACTATTTGGGTCCAGACCAGTCGACGCAGGATCAGACATTGATCCAGTTCATGAACGTCGCACTCTGGAAGCTGGCGCGCCTCATGTACAACACAGAGATCAGCGACGTGCTGACCGTCTCCGGCGATGGACCGGTCACATTCCAAAAGGGGCAGGCTGCCATTACGAACATGTTCGAGCCGCTGCGGATCATCGACGTTAACACGGGGTCCGAAATGCCGAAGCGTCCGGCTTACACATCCGCGCGTGGATGGTACTGCGAAGCACCGAATCGCAAGATCGACATCCGCGGGTTCACCGGAGATTTCGAGCTGCACTATATCCGTTACCCCCGGCAAGTCACGAAGTCAGACGATCCGGTCGACTGCCCGGAATCCGGATATCATGCGCTTATCAACGAGATTTCGGCGCAAGTGAAGCTGGTCAAGAACTTCTACGAAGAATCCTCCGCGGCAGCAGGAAACGCACAGGCCGGATACCCGATGGTCACGCAGGCAGCCATTTCGGCGCGCGGGCCGTCTTCCGGCGGCAATCCGCCGTCGTTCCGCGACGTCGACAAGGCAAGGGGTGGTTGATGTGCCAGGCGGAAAGCAACAGGCCGTCGTCTTGAACCTGAGCGTGTCCGGCGGGATCAACACCGTCGCCCAGCCGACCGCGCTCGCGGAGAACCAGGCGCGATATCTGCTGAACGGCGTGCAGCCGGCCGGCAGGCTCGGACCGTGCGCGAAGCGGCCGGGAACAATCCCGGTCACGACATCGCCGCTGTCGAATCCGATCCGCTGGATTACGGTTTACCGGACTGGCGCGGATGATCGCATCCTCGTGACCGCCGGCAACAAACTGTACCGTCTGAACGGCACGGCGCTGCAGGAAGTCTCCGGCAATCTGAACAGCGCCGACATCTTCGACGTCGACTTCACGGACGGGAACAGCCAATCGCGGAAAATCATCGTCGACGGCGGCGCGATCAAGGCGTATAACGACGCCACAAACACGGTCGCCGCGATCACACCGGCGCCGGACGATCCGAACCCGAACCCGCCGAACGTTCTGAGCGACCTTCACACGAAAGGCATGAAATACTGTTTCAGCTATCAGGGCCATGTGTTCGTGAGCGACGGATCGGATACTTGGTGGTATTCGAAGCGGTACACATTCGACTACTTCCCGTCTGTCCAGTGGGAGCGGTGGGTACGCGATAACGACTACATGCAGGGGCCGGGCGTGGCCTTTGACAACGTCCTGATGCTGCCGATGCGTCGCGGGTGGGGCATCTTGTTCGGCAGCTCGTTCGACGATTTCGTCGGTAACCAGTTCCTGAACACGCGCGCCGGTGTCGTCGCGCCGCGGTCAATTGCACGGTTGACCTACCCAGACGGTCGCCAGACGATCGCGTATCTGTCCGATGACGGCGTGTATGAGATATACGATACGCAGCTTCTGGACACCGGCTCCCGGAGATATTCAACGCGGTCGATCTCCGTGGACAAGATCGACTTTGATGCTCTCGGGTTGACCGAGCAGGAGAAAGAGGCAGCGGTCGGCTATTTTGACCCGCGCACGAACTTGTATCTGATCCGGTTTAACCGGGGTGCAGAACGTCTCTGTTACGCCTACGACACGCGCAACAGCGAATGGTATCCTTGGACGAACATTCGGGCAGCCGGCTTCGCGCGGAGCGGACCGAACCTTTACTTTGCAGGCGAGACGGGACATCTGCACAAATTCGACTCGACGCTCGGCAGCGATTGGGATGATGCGAACAAGACGACCGGAACGCCGGTCGAATTCGTGCGAATATCCGACCTGATCGCGCTGGAGAAGACCGGCAAGATGAGCGTATTTGACGAGCTGATCATCTTCGCCCGCCAATATGCCACGAAGTCGAGCCTCGACGTTCATGTTGTGTTCTATTCGTCCAAGGTCGAAGTCGATCAGGCGCTGCGAAATCAATTTTTCACATGGGACGTTACGGCGTGGGATGAGGCGGCATGGGCGAATCTCGATTACACCGACCTTGTCAGCGCGCCGAAACCGCTAATTTTCTGCAAGACATCGTATTTTGCACAGATCATAGTCAAGAATGATCGGGACGAACTCTGTGAAATCTACGACATGGCGTTCAAGGGACGCCTGTCGGGTTACTGAGGTGATGCCAAATGGCCCAACTACCCGCGGACAGAACAAAGCTGAATGCGGCTGTCGCAAACCAACAGCCGTCCATCGTCGCATCCGCGCAAGCGAACCGCGAGGCGCTGATCGAGGCGTATGATACGATCGACAAACTTTACGACTTCACGTCCGGGCTTGTCGCGGGGAACATCCTCCAGCCGTACCCGTTCGGCCTCTACCGCAACGCCATCATCAACGGCAACTTCGATGTGTGGCAGCGGGGGACGAGTTTTTATAATCCGATATCCACCAAATTCTTATGCGACCGCTTTTTCGTCCAACATAGTATAGAGGGGTTTCCAAACATCACGATCAGCCGGCAAGGAATCACTCCCGGGGATGTACTCGGATCTCGGTATTGCATGCGGATAGAAACTGACGGTCCGGGGTCTAATTTGGGGAATAACAGTTTCTACACCATCCGCCAGAAAATCGAAAACGGTACGCGCTTGTTGTGCGGAGACGGTAGGAAGGTTACGTTCTCGTTTTGGGCCAGATCATCCATTCCCGGGAAAAAGATGGCTGTCAACCTGAAGCAAAACTATGGTACTGGTGGATCGCCAACTACTGAGGAAGAATTGGTTGGGAAAGTGTTCGATTTAACCTCGACATGGACGAAATTTTCCGTCACCTTCACGACCAACACGCTCGCGAGCAAAACGTTCGGCACGAACCAAGATGATACGCTCATCTTGGTTTTGTGGATCCAATGGGGTACTAATTTCGTATCTCGCTTTGGGGGTTCGGCTGCTGAATCTTTTGGAGGCGCTGGGTATATTGAAATCGCCCAAGTCCAACTGAATGCCGGCGACGTTGCCCTGCCTTTTCAGCCGCGCCACTATACGGAAGAATTTGCATTGTGCCGCCGGTACTGCCAAGTGTACGGATATGGCGTGCCGGGAGTCTGCCGAGAAACAACTGCTGTGACGCTTTTTCTTCCGGGGGTCAACATGAGGGTGACACCGACAGTCCAACTGCTCAAGACATCAATCCAGATATACGATGGGGTCACGGCGTATGTTAGCACAAACTCTACAGCCATCCCCGGTCTCAGAGACGACAACGGTTTGGCAGTTAGGCTAGACGGGTTTTCCGGTCTGACTGTCGGGCGTCCTATGGTCCTGGATGACGGGCGCGTTATCCTGCTGGACGCCGAACTGTGAACTATGAGGAGGTACGAAATGGACGGATATAAGCACTACATCCGTATTAACGAGGCCGGGATCGTGATCCACGGCTTTTCTGATGCGTTCGAGCAGCCGCAGGAAGGTGACATCCTCATCCTTGAGGACGGGCCGCGTCACTTCCACCAAGTTTGGCCGTGGCCGATTGTCAATGAACGCGGTCAGTACATTTCGCGCTGGATCGACGGTAAGCGGGTCGAGCGGTCGCAGGATGAACTGGACGCCGAATGGTCCCAGCGGCCGCCGGCTCCGCCGACGATCGAACAACGACTGAAAGTCATCGAGGAATTGAACCTCGGCATTCTCTTAGGGGGTGTGTAGAGGATGATGGGCGAAGCAGCGAAGAATTTTCTTCTGTCCATGTGGCTCCAATGCCGTTTGACCGAACAACAAGTGGAACTCGCCTTTCAGCTCGGACGTATTACTGAACAGGAGCGCGATGAAATTCTCAATACACCGCGCCATTGCGAATGATTTATGGTAGAATATACCTACCAACACATGAAGAAGGTGGAAGGAATGCGGCGGAAACTCTCATTCCTGATCGCTCTGTTCTTATTCGCGCTCAGCGCGACATACGCAAGCAGCGCGGGAGGTCAATTCGTCAAAGTGTTCGTCAATGGCAAACAGGTACAGTCTGGCCAGATTATCGACGGATCGACGATGCTGCCGCTGCGCGCCATCGCGGAAGCGCTGGGCGCGTATGTGGAATGGGACGGTAAAACGTATTCGGCGAAGATTATCACGCCTCAGACGGGCGCACAGGAGCCCACAGAAGGGCTTACGCTGGCGGAGCTGAACGAGATCGGAAAGTCGGTGCCGATGATCTATGCGCTGGACGCGGCCGGCCAGCCGTTCGAGCAGGGGTCGGGATTCATATATGGCGATCTTCTGATCACGAATTATCACGTCGTCGACGACAGCGCTTCGCTCCGGGTTCACTTTGGCGGTAAGGTGGAGACGGTCAAGACGGAACTTATTATCAACAATCCGGATGCCGATCTCGTTGCGGTCAGACTTTCCGGTTATCCTTCACTGAAACTAGCGAGCGCCGAGCCGAAGAAGGGCGATAAGGTGTACGTGCTCGGGCACCCGGATCAGCGATTTACGATCAGCGAGGGAACTATTCAATCTGTTTTGGAGTTCGACGGTGAATATTCGGCAATAGTTAGCGATGCTGACGTATCGCCCGGAAGCAGCGGCGGTGTTATGATCAATGCATCGGGTGAAGCGATCGGGATCGTTCGCGGAGGATATGGAGGCTATAGCAACGCGCTACACGTAAAGCATCTGGTCGAAGAAGCGAATAAGATTTAACCGGAAGGGGCGCCTGTTCAGGCGCTCTTTCTATATTCGACACTAAGTCAGAGCACCCCCGAAAGGGGGCTCTTGCTATATTCGGGGGTGTTGAAATGGCGACGAATACCGTCAAAGTGAAATCTGTAACGGTAACGAAACCCGGATCGACTACACCGGTTCCGCAACCGACATCGGGGCTTGCGGGGATCGGGGAAGCGCTCGGAAACGCGATCAAGACGAATCAATCTGTACCGAAGCCGGCGACAACTCCGTCTACGAGCACTTCCAATGCAATCCCGCAGCCGACGAGCACGGTCAAAAACGCGGCTACATCGCCGGGAACCGCGCCCTCCACCGGTTATGGTGGCGCGACATATGGGACGAACGCCGCGACGAACCGTGCGATCGAAGCGAATCAGGCGAAAATTCAGGACCCGGCGTTTCGTCAGAGCGAGATCGAGCGGACGCTTCAGGTGATCGCGGAGCGGCAGGCGCAGGGACTGGACACAAGCGAGCAGATGAAGTATTTAACTAAGAACTTGGGGTACCAAGCTCCTGTGAGCAGTCAAATCCCGCAACCCACGATCCCGCAGCCGATGTCCGTCCCGAATCCGGGGCAGTTCGTACCTCCGACGCCGACGCAGCAGATTCCGATCCCGCAGCCGACGATCCCGGTGCGCGATCTGGCGGCTATCGAAAAGTACGTCGACGAGCAGATTGCCGCCAACCTCGCACGGCAGCGCAGTGCCGCGGATCAGGCCATCAATGCGGCTCGTATGACGGCCGGACAACAGCTGCAAGGTCTGCAAACGAGCTACGACCGCACACGGCAAAACATCGGCGAAAACCGCGCGGTTGAAGACGTGACCAACGCCCGCCGGCTGTCGCCGTTCAGCGGCCGCAGCGACTACGCGCTCGGCATGATCGAGCAGGAACGGGCCCGGACGGACCGCGAAATGCAGGAAGACTTCCTGACGCGGCAGGCGAACGTGAACCAGTCGCTCGCCCAGCTTGAGAACGAGATCAACGCCAAATACAAGGCGCTTCAGGATACGGTCGGCGCCGAGCGGCAGCGGCTCATTCAGGAAATCCTCGAAGACGAGCGCGCCTACGAGCTCGCGCTGCGCGGCGAGAACCGGGCCGACATTCTCGCTAACTCGCAGCTCACGACGGACGAGTTCAACCGGGCGCTGCAATCGTACATGGCGAACCGGTCGGCGTTCGAGAACGACCGCGCCTTCGACTGGTCGCAATATCTCGACGTGGTGGACAGGACCGGCAACATCAATCCGAACGTATTGGGCGGCCAGATGTCGACTTACGGCGCGAATCCGTATGCTGCACTTGCGGCAACCGGCGGATCGCAGCGGACGTTGCAGGGCCAGGCATTCGATCTTCAAAACAAGCAGGCGAACCTAAATGCCGCGCTTGCCGTTGGCGAGGCAACCGGCCGGTTGGTATCGCCGCAGGGCGATTGGGGCGGACTGTTCCGTCAAGCGAGCAACCCGAACACGCCGCTTAACCTCGCCGGGCGCCAGTTCGAAGCAAACGAGCAGCAACGCGCGTTCCAGAATGACCTTGAGCTCCAGCGGTTCCGCGAAAACGTCCGGCAGTTCGGCCTCGAATACGCGGCGCGGCAGGCCGGCCTCTCGCTTGAACAGGCGCGCCTCGAACTCGCCCGTGACGACAACGCTCGTCAATGGGCGGCGCTTGACTGGCAGATGCGGCAGGCGGAACAGCAACAGCAAACGCCCCAATACAACGGCGCGTCGATCAATCAGATTGTCGACAGCCTGCGGTCGCAGTACATGGAACCGGTCTTCCAGACCAACGCGCTCGGCGAACAGGTCAGGGCAGGCGAACGGCTCACGCAGGACGCGGCGAAACGCGAGGACCTGTTCTTGCGGGTTGCGTCGATGGGATTGCCGTATGACATGGAAAACCAAGTCATGTTGATGCTCGGCCTGTCTCCGAGCGAGATCAATCTGTTCGACCGGAAATATGGTTTCAATCAACGATAAGGAGGGTAGGCGGCCATGCCGAGCCGATACGAACAGCTCCAGCAACGCGGGGATGAAGCGAGAAGACGGGTGCTCGAACGCTTGAGCCAACCCGTCACCGCACAGACGGCGGCCAGCAGCGGCCGCCTGTCTCGTTTTGAACAACTGCAGCAGATGCGCTTGACGCAGCCGATGCAGCAACCGGCAACCACGCAGACGTTGAAGGAAGCCGCGCGACAAGCCGCGCCCGAACGGTTCGCGCCGGAGCTGCAGCGCGTCCAGGACTTCACACGGCCGCAATTCATCGACAAGTTCCCGCGAACTGAGGTGAAAGCCGAGACCAAGACCAATACGAAACCGGAGAAGAAAGGATTGGCCGCGCAGGCCGGCGCCGGCAAGTTTACGGAAACGATGTTCGCGATGGCCGGGGATGCGCTGGACAACCTGACATTCGGACTGACGGACAAACTGACCGATCGCATCGAACGGTACGTCCGCGGCGACCGCGAACGCACGCCGCAGGAAGAACAGGCGGCGCAACTGTTCGGCATGGTCGGATACCTGGGCGCTGGCGCCGGGGCATACCGGGCAGCAAGAGGGCTGACGGGCCAGGTCACGAAGCAGCTCCCGAAACTGGCCGACGACGCCGCGGCGAAGGTGCTCGCCCGGACGAACGCTTCGCCGATCACCGCAGCGACAACACGAATGGCTGCACAGAGCGCAGGGCGGGCCGCCGGGCACGCGCTCACCGGGGCGACGGCGGGGGCAATCTTCCAGACGCCGTATGAGATCACGGAAGCGGCGTTCGGGAAGAACGACCAAACGCTCGGCCAGCGGCTCGGCGACATCGCCGAAAGTGCGGCGCTCGGGGCTATTCTCGATCCGGTTGCGGAAGCGTATGTCGGGGCCGTCGGCAACATGCTGCGGCGCACGCCGAATACTGCGCAACAGGCGCAGACTGCATTACCGACGGCACAAGCGACAGAAACCGCAGCACAATCAGCCGCCCGTGCGTTCGAACCGACGCGGGCGCGCGTCGAGAAGCGTCCGTCGCTCGACCAGGTGATCTCCGAGATCAGACCGGCCGTGATGGAGCGCATGACGCCGCCGCTGGAAAACCCGCGGGAGCTGGCGCGGTGGATTCAGCAGAACAGCGGCATCGGCAACCTGTCGCTGAACGAGATCCGGAAACTGCCGTATGAGGACATGCGGCAATTGGCCGAAGACATCCGCCGGAACATGAACATCTACGACACGTCCATCGCCGTCGCTCGGGAACGCGGGCATGACCTCGAAAAACTGTTGGCCGGTCCGCGCCGGGTGTCGCCGGAAGCGCTGCAGCGCGGCCGCGAAACGCTCCGGATGCGTGAGATTGCCGGCGTTCCGCTGGTTCGCTCGCAGGACCCGACATGGGCGGAACGCGCTTCTCGGATGTCTCGGGCGGAACAGCTCGCCCAGCGGGTAGAGGCGCAACCCGCGCAGGCATCACAGCCTGCACAACCCGCGCTGGCCGCCCGCACGCGGCAGCTCGAAGAACCGCAACCGGCGCGCGCCGTGGATGACGGCATTCCATTCGCCGACGAGATCGAACCGCCGCAGCCGGAGGAAATCGCGCCGCGCATCCGGGACCGCGTGAACTCTTACGCCGACCGACTGATCGCGAGCGCCCGCGCCGAGCTGGTAGCAAGCCGGAACCGTCTCAGTTCGAACCCGGTCGACATCTACGCGCAGTATGCGAAGATCGGCGCCGGCTACATGCTCAAGGGCGCGGTCCGTCTGGCCGACTTCACCGAGCAGATGGTCCGGGACTTCGGCGAGCAGATTCGGCCGTATGTCCGCGAAATCTACAAGCGAGCGAAGGATCAATACAAGGTCATCCAAAAGCAGATCGAATCCGAAGAACTTGGCCTGACCGGTTTCGAAGGGCAAGAGCTGAAAGACCTGTCGACGATCAACCTGAACACGGCAGACGTGTACCGCAACTTCAAGACGGTGTTCGGCCCGCACTATGAGAGCGTGAAGCGAGCCATCCTCGATCCGTTCGACGCCGCGAAGGGCGCATACGCCGAGGAGCAGAAGCGGCTCACAGACGCGCTCTACAACGACATCGTGAAGGGGCTCGGCATCAAGAAGGGATCGAAGGAATCCGCGCTGGTACAGCAGTTCGGCGAGGGCCGGATCACGTTGGATGAGTTGCAGAAGGCGGCGCCGGACAAGTGGCAGAACATCGTGCAGGCGAACGAATGGTTCCGCCGGCAATATGACGATCTGATCGCGCGGGTGAACGAAGTTCTGGCGAGAATCTATCCGAACCGGCCGGAGAAGCTGGTTCCGTACCGGAAGGACTACTATCGCCACTTCCAGGAGCTGCGGGGCTGGTCCGGGCTCAAGAATCTGTTCGATACCACGGCAACGCAGATTTCGCCGTCGCTGTCCGGCATCTCGCCGTTCACGCAGCCGAAGACGAAGTGGGCGAGCTTCAAACAGCGTCGCGGCCTCGGCGAGTTCAAGGACGACGCGGTCGGCGGATTCCTCGACTACATCCCGGCGGCGTCGTATGCGATTCACATCGACCCGCACATCAGCGTGTTCCGCAACCTCGCGAAGCGGCTGGCGGAGGATACGGAAACGACGCGGAACCTGAACAATTTCATCCGCTACTTGAACAACTTCGCGAACGACCTCGCCGGCAAGACGTCGCCGTTCGATCGCTGGGTCGAAGAAGTCGGCGGCCGGAAGGCGCTGCATCTGCTCACCAAGGCGAACAACCGGGTGAAGGCGAACGTCATCCTCGGCAACGTGCGGTCGACGCTGTCACAGCTCGCCAACATCCCGAACGGGATTGCGTATGGCGGTATCGACGCCCCGGCCGGCGCGCTGCGGACGATCCAGAGCGTGTTTCAACCGAACGAAGCGATGCAGCGGTCAAAGTTCCTGAAAGAGCGTTACATCGAAGGCGCGTTCCGCCGCTTCGACCAAAAGTGGTGGGAGCAGCCGCGTCGATTCGCTGAATTCATGATGGAGGCGTCCGACCGCATCGGCACGTCGTTCGTATGGAACACGGCGTATGCGAAAGCCATCCGGCAGGGTGTCGCCGATCCGGTGAAGTTCGCGGACGAGCAGACGCGCCGGCTGGTCGGCGGGCGCGGCGTTGGCGAGCAGCCACTGCTCATCAAGTCTAAAGTCTTCAACCTCGTCGCACCGTTCCAACTCGAAGTGAACAACCTGTGGCGCGTGATGAAAGACTTCGTTGACGAAAGACGGTTCGGCGCGCTGGTGACGCTTTTCGTTTCGAACTGGCTGCTCAATCAGGCGTTCGAGCGGACCACAGGCAGCGGCGTTGTGCTCGATCCGATCGACGCGATTTACGAAGCTGTGACCGCGGAAGACGCCAGCATCCTGCAGCGTGCCGGCCGTGTTGCTGGCGAGGCACTTTCGAACTTGCCGCTCGGCCAAACGGCCACGCTGCTGTATCCGCAGTACGGCAAAAACGTCAATGGGATGGAACTGCCGACCCGGAAAGAACTGTTCGGCGACAATGATCCGACGCGCTTCGGCTCCGGTCTGCTGGTCGCCGGCGCCATTACGGACCCGCTGTTTAAATTCGTGCTGCCGTTCGGCGGCAACCAGCTCAAGAAGACGATCAGCGGCGTCGACGCGCTCGTCCGCGGTGGATCGTACACGGAGAACGTGCTGACGACCGGCGCGCGGATTGAGGAACCGAAGCTGCGGTTTCCGGTCGAAAGTACGCCACAAAACACCCTTCGCGCGGCACTTTTCGGGCCCTATGCCACATCCGAGGGGCAAGAGTACACCCGTGAGAACAGAAGGCCGTTAAGTGAGCGTCAAACAAGGGTTTATCAGAACATCGACGATCCGCAGACGTTCTACAGGACGCTGATGGATCAGCGGCGGAGAGAGACAGAGCTGAAGAAGCTGCGGGAACAGAAATTGAAGGAGCTGACAAAATAACCCATAGAGGTTATGATAGTGAAAAACGGCGGTGTTGCATGTGGATCGGTGGGAAAAAGTCCTGCTCATGACATGGTTTGTCGGCGGTATGATTCTAATAGGGGTTCTAAATGCATTTTGGAACGAGGAAGTTTCGTTCTTCTTCGCGATCTTCTATCTGTCGTTCTGGATTGCCTTCACATACGGTTTTGTTAAGGGAATGAGGGTAGGCAGGGAGGACGCAGAAAAAGAGTTTAAAGGGCGTCGCTAGATGCGGCGCCCTTACTATTTGGAGGTGCATCCTATCATGGAAAACCTGTTTAAAACCATCGTTGCAATCGGCGGCGCGGCCGCCTCTTATCTTTTCGGGGGGTGGTCGTCGTTGCTTTCGATTCTGCTTACGTTTGTTGTGTTGGATTATGTGACCGGGTTCGCAGCCGCCGCAAAAGAAGGAAAGCTGAACAGCGAAGTCGGTGCATGGGGCATCGCGAAGAAGGTCGGCATCTTCGCCGTTGTGGCCGCCGCGCACTTGGTGGATACCGCACTGGGCGCCGCCCACCTTTTCCGAGATGCGGCGATATTTTTCTTTCTCGCAAACGAGCTGCTCAGCGTGATCGAAAACGCTGGCCGGATCGGTGTTCCCGTTCCGCCCGTCATGCAGCGGGCGGTGGAAGTGCTGCGCGGTAAGTCGGAGGGTGATGCGAAATGAAGATTGTACTGGATGCAGGGCATGGTCCGAACACACCCGGCAAGCGGTCCCCGGACGGATCGCTCCGCGAGTACCAGTTTAACTCGGCGGTCGCCCGGTACGTCGCCGACGCGCTCCTGCATGGATATGAGGGCGTCGATATCCTGCTGACGCACGCAGATGATCGGGACGTGCCGCTCAAGGAGCGCACGGACAAGGCGAATGCGTGGAAGGCTGATCTGTTCGTTTCGATCCACGCCAACGCGGCCGGCGACGGCGGCTGGAACAGCGCGCAGGGCATCGAGACGTTCGTCTATGATACGCGCCCGCCAGCGGCCGTCGCGCTCGCCAACGCTGTTCAGCGGCAATTGATCCGCGCCACGGGCCGCCCGGATCGCGGCGTGAAGTCTGCGAACTTCCACGTGTTGCGCGAGACCCGCATGACGGCCATCCTGATCGAATGTGGGTTTATGACGAACCGTGAGGAGTGCGAGCTGCTCAAGAGCGACGAATACCGCCGCAAGTGCGCGGAGGCCATCGTCGCCGGGATCGTGGAGACATACGGACTCCGGCCGAAGCAGCCTGCGCAGCCGACCGTGGAGGGCTGGCGATCCGAGTTTGCGGAGGCGCGTGTGTGGGCGGTCGAGCAGGGCATCACGGACGGCAGCCGGCCGAAGGACACGGTGACGCGCGAGGATCTCTGGGTGATGTTGTACAGAGCATTCGGCGCCCAGAAATGATCGATCCCCGCTCGGCTATGCGCTGGGCGGGGATTTTGTGCTTTGGGCATATTCCTCCGCCCGATCTTTCCTCCACAGCGGCCGCCCCTCGAACACAGCGTCCGGCCGGAGGAACTTTCCACGGTAGGTGGGTTTCAGCGCCCGTTGGCCGGCCAGACTGACGTTCTGTTGGGTTGTTCCGAGCAGACGGGCGAATTCTGCGGCGCCGATGAGGTCAAGGATTGTGTGGTCAGCCATTCGGTTCATCCTTTCGTTTTGCCTTTTCGAGATACGGTCTGTGATACTGCTCCTCAAATGCCTTACGATCCGCGATTGCTTCTGCCAGCGTGCTTCGCGGCGGTCCCCATTTCCGTTTTCCCTTCACCGATATATGCGCCTCGAAAAACTCCTTACCGTTCCGCATGCGCCGATGCACGCCCTTGATGCCTGTACCGCTGTCCGACCTGACCTTTTTGGTCAGTAGCGGCACCTGTACGCCGTCAACGGTGTATTTGGTGTCGAGTGCTTGTCTTGCAGCGCGAATGTGATCGTGCTTAGAACACCCGCAGGTAGCTGCTCCGCCAATGCGCAAAATGGTCGCCGTAAACGGTTGGAGGTTTCCGCATCTGTGACATTTACAGAGCCATAACGCTTGCCCCCGCTCGTTCGTCCCGGCACGCTCAATCACTTCGAGATCGCCGAAACGCCGCCCGGACAGGTCGAGAGCATTCGCGGGCGTCCGCTTTCGCAGGCACCCACAGGACTTTTTTCTGCCGGTAAGCAGTTGGCTTCTCGTGGCGACAGTGGTCTCGCCGCATGAGCATCGGCAGATATATGCCTTCTCTTTTCGCACTTTCTCTGGCGATTCCTCGATGACCTCGAGCTCGCCAAACCGTTGGCCGGGTTCAATCGATGCTTTCATCCCACGATCCCCACTACCACTGCATCTACAATCCGGATCTCTCCGGGGTCCAGCATCCCGTCGTTGTCCACCCGGTTTCCGGCAATGATGACTTGCCGGGAGCCGTATGCGCGGTTCTGGGCGATGGCCTTCTCGATCTTCTTGGCCAGCTCGGCCGGATCGTCGATGTAGTCCGCCCAAGTGGCGGCTGTCGTGCAGCACGTGCCGCCCGCCTTCTCGCCGTCCTCGCCGTGCAGATCGTAGGTGGAGCAGTCATGCTCGACGTCCCACTCGTACGATTCTCGGCAGGTGTCGCCTACGCTGTATTCTTCGTCCGGGCAGAGGGCACGAACGCCGATATAGGGCCATCCCTCGTCGATCAGTTGTTGCGCCAGTTCCATGTATTTCATCGTTCATTCCTCCGTTTCGCTCTTTCTGACTCCATTATATCAAAAAGATTGTGCAATACAAGCGAACAGTATGCGAACAAAATGTGAACTTTTCAAATATCGACAAAACTGGTATAATCCAATCAAGCCGTATGCGGAAGCACCGCTGCGGCCCTTATTATGCTTGCATACCGAACACCCATTCGCATATAATACGGATACAAACACTTGTTCGGGGTGTGGTCCGTATGCACAAGTATATCGGCCGTCGCGTCGAGATCATCTACCAGTCCGCTGACGGCCGCCTGACCCAGCGCGTGGTGCGCGTGCTGGGCGTGCAGGATGACGTTGTGCGGGCGTTCTGCGAAGCGTCCGGCGCGCCGCGGACGTTTCGGGTCGAGAACATTCTGGCTGCGCTGCCGGTGCGGAGGAGGTCGGCGTGAGGCGTTGGCTCGGCCCAATCGAGACCTGCACCTGCAAAGCCCTCATGCGGCCGCGCTGGACCCGTGACCAGTGGCCGCAGGCGTATGTGTGCACGCGGTGCGGGCGGCCGGTGCCGGGGTATGAGCGGATGTGGATGGAGAGGCAGAGGGAGATGGAGAAGGGAGAGCAGCGCGGATGAGCCCGGCTGCTCTCCTTTTTCGATTGCCCACAACGTGCCCACGGTAACACCGTGTAATGGCGTGTAGCGACAAGAAAAGAATGCCTAAAATTCGGCATTCTTGTGAATTCACAGGTAACCTTTGTTTATTTAATAGACAAACAAGGGTGCTTGTAGGGCGCGGGATTTCGGCGATTTTGCCCACAACATGCCCACAGGGGTCAATCAAGCGAGAGGTATGGTCCGAGGAGACTGTCCAGCTTTTCAACGTTCGCCCGCCGGCGCGCCTCGGTGACGTGGAGGTAGACGCGGCGCGTCACAGCGTCCGTCGAGTGG